ATCACGTAAACGGGCTTGGAAATCCTGATAACGCGCCCACAGGTCGAGGGTGTTATAGCGGATGTGAAAATCGTAGTTCACCTGCTGACAGAAATAGCCATCGGTATCCAGGGAGGCAAAATCAGCGGTTTCACGCTCGTCACCGCCTGCGGTATCGGTGGTGCTGGCAATGGTGCCATTGACCCCTAGGCCTACCTTGTCCGCCTTCATTTCGGCGACGGGTACAATGTTGATCCGGCTCAGGAACGCCGAGGACTCTTGTACGCGAGTCATGATGGTTTGCGTCACGGAGGGTTCAACGCTGAATTTCTTGTTCAGGTCGCCGGTATCGACGCCGTTCAACTCCGCAACACGGCTTAGAAAGGCATTAAATTTATAACGAGTCTGCTTACGCATGGTTCTTCCTGTTGTTATTCACGCTGTTCGGGGGTATTAGCAGTCGGTCAAGACGTCTTGTGCACCGCTGCCGCCGGTCGCTGCCGGGCGCGCCGCTTGGCTAAAACTCTCGGTAGTAGACAACTGCTGTTTCAGGGCGGTGAACGCCGTTGCGCCGGTTTCAACCTGCTGTTGGAGTTCGGCGACCTGTTGGGTCAACGTGGTTTCAAGCTGGCTAAAGCGCTGCTCGGTGCCCTGTACCTGTTCAGCAACGGTCATCACCGCGCCTTCCATTTCGCTAAAGCGCGCATCATCCGTCACCTGCTTGCGGCTAAACATGGCCTTCACGCGGGCGGCAAAGGTCTGCTCCGGATCGGCGACCTCTTCAAACTCAATCAGCGCTTCAATGGCAGCGGTGAAAACATTGGCCGGATCAGCCTTGCGGGCGGCCAGTGGGTTATGTTGGGCGGTGCGGCTAAAGGCCAGCATTTCGGTGCCCAGGCTGGCCGGGTCATCGGTCACTGCCAGGCCGATCAGGTAGCTGCTGCCGGTCTTGGCAAAGTTGCGGCCAATTTCCATTGAGGTGTAAACCTTTTGGCTCTTGCCGATCATCGCTACCAGTTCGGCGGTCGGCGACAACTTGGCATACAGCGCCCAATTGCCGTGCAAACGCGGTTCGTCCGGATCGTCAATCTGTTCGGCCTTCAGCTCGATCACGTCGCCATAACGGCGGAAATCACTGTCCGGCAAAATCCCCTTGATGTGCTCCAGGTTGATACGGGCCCCGTACACCTTCGGGTTATAGCTGCTGCCCATCTGCTGAATATCGTTGGCGTCAATTTCGCGACCGTCGCAGGTGTCACCCTCCATGCCGATGCGAAACCACTTTGAAACTTTCTTTGCCATGTGAACGGCTCTCCGATTGTTAAGTTCGGGGCCAGTGTGCGGATAACAGCGAGCAGGCTCAACGCGTTGCAGTTGGACGATCGTAGACACAACAGTGACTTAAGGCGGGCTGCAACGGGCTTACGTAGCCTTGGCAGCATGAATACAACACCGACAACAACTATCATCAGCGATCCACGCCGCCAAGCAGCCTTGCTTTATTGGCAGGGCTTCTCCGTGCGCCAGATTGCAGAAACGCTACACGCCAAGGCACCGACCGTGCAGAGCTGGAAGTTGCGCGACAAGTGGGATGCCATCGCGCCCATTTCCCGCGTTGAGCAAAGCATGGAAGCACGGTTGATACAGCTCATCATGAAGACCCACAAGGAGGGGATCGACTTTAAAGAAATTGACCTGTTAGGTCGACAGATTGAACGACTGGCACGGGTCAACCGCTACGCCCATAGTGGCAATGAGGCAGATTTAAACCCTAACGTTGCCAACCGTAACAAGGGGGAACGCAAGCCCGTAGAACGTAACCTGTTCAGCGAGTCGGCCATTGAGAAACTCAGCAGCATCTTTATGGAGACCACCTTCGATTACCAGATGGGGTGGTATCGCGCCGGGCTGCAACACCGTATCCGTAACATCCTCAAGTCACGCCAAATCGGGGCGACGTTCTTCTTTGCCCGTGAAGCGCTGCTGGATGCGTTGACCACCGGGCGCAACCAAATCTTCCTGTCGGCCAGCAAGGCCCAGGCGCATGTCTTCCGCAATTACATCATTGATTTTGCGCGCCTGGTCGAAGTTGACCTGAAGGGTGATCCGATGGTGTTACCGAACGGTGCGCGTCTGATGTTCCTCGGCACCAACGTGCGCACCGCGCAGAGTTACACCGGTAACCTGTACCTGGATGAATACTTTTGGATCCCCAAGTTCCAGGAACTGCGCAAGGTCGCCAGTGGCATGTCGCTGCACAAGAAATGGCGCACCACCTACTTTTCTACGCCATCCAGTCTGGCGCACTCCGCTTATCCGTTCTGGTCGGGGGAACTGTTCAACAAAGGCCGCCGCAGCAAGAACGATCACATTCAGCTCGACCTTAGCCACAGCCACCTATCGAAAGGCGTGCTGTGTGAGGATGGGCAGTGGCGACAGATAGTCACGGTCGAAGATGCGCTGACCGGCGGTTGTAACCTGTTCGACCTCAATCAGCTCACGCTCGAATACAGCCCGTCCGAGTATCAGAACCTGTTGATGTGCGAATTCGTGGACGATAGCGCCTCGGTGTTCCCGTTCGTCGAGTTGCAGAGCTGCATGGTGGATACGCTGGAAGAATGGGAAGACGTCAACCCGTATGCCGTGCGGCCCTTTGGTTATCGCCCGGTGTGGATCGGTTACGACCCCTCAGAAGCCAACGGCGGCGACAGTGCCGGGTGTGCGGTCATTGCCCCGCCGATGGTGGCCGGGGGCAAGTTCCGTGTATTGGAGCGCCACCAGTGGCAAGGCATGAACTTTGCCGACCAGGCGCAGAAAATCAAAGACCTCACCGAGAAATACTGCGTGGAATACATCGGTATCGATGCGACCACCGTCGGGCAAGGGGTGTTCCAGTTGGTACGAGAGTTCTTCCCTGCCGCCCGTGAAATCAAATACACCCCGGAAATCAAGACCGCCATGGTGCTAAAGGCCAAAGACACCATCGGGCGCGGTTGCCTGGAATACGACACCAGCCACACCGATATCACCGCCTCATTTATGGCGATCCGCAAAACCATGACCGCCAGCGGTGCGCGTTCGACCTACACCGCCAGCCGCAGTGAAGAAGCCAGCCATGCCGATCTGGCCTGGGCAATCATGCACGCCCTGTTAAACGAACCGCTGACCGCCGGTAGCGGCCACAGCAGCCCGAATATTTTGGAGTTTTACTGATGAGCAAGCGCAAAGGCCGTAAGGCTTTCACCACCACGCAACCCGCCGCCCCGCAGAACGTGGAGGCGTTTACCTTTGGGGAGCCATCACCGGTGATGGATAAGCGGGAAATCCTGGATCACCTGGAATGTTGCGGTAACGGCAAATGGTACGAGCCGCCGATCAGCTTTGATGGACTGGCGCGCAGTATGCGGGCCGCCGTACATCACAGTTCACCAATGTTTGTGAAGCGCAATATTCTGGCCTCCACCTTTATTCCGCACCCGCTGTTAAGCCAGCAGGAATTTAGCCGCTATGCGCTGGATTACCTGGTGTTTGGTAATGCTTTCCTGGAACTGCGTAAGAACCAACTCGGTGAACCGCTGCGCCTGCAGTGCTCCCCGGCCAAATACACCCGCCGGGGTATCGAACCGGATACCTATTGGTTTGTACAGGATTGGAAGGAGGCGCACCAGTTCGCACCAGGTAGCGTGTTTCATCTGATTGAACCCGATGTTAACCAGGAACTGTATGGCCTGCCGGAATACCTGAGCGCGCTTAACTCCGCATGGCTCAACGAAGCCGCCACCTTATTCCGCCGCAAGTATTACCAGAACGGCGCGCACGCCGGTTACATCCTGTATATGACAGATGCAGCGCAAAGCACAAGTGATGTAGACCGGATGCGCCAGGCAATGCGCGATACCAAGGGCTTAGGTAACTTCCGTAACCTGTTTATGTACGCACCGAACGGTAAGCCCGACGGCATCAAGATTTTGCCATTGAGTGAAGTCGCTACCAAGGATGACTTTTTCAATATCAAGAACTCCAGCCGGGATGACCTGTTGAGTGCGCACCGCGTACCGCCGCAGATGATGGGGATCATTCCGAATAATACGGGAGGGTTTGGGGATGTGGAGAAGGCTGCTCAGGTGTTTGTGAGGAATGAATTGATGCCATTGCAAGAGCGGATGAAGGAGATAAACACATGGGTTGGTAAGGAGGTCATTCTATTTTCCAACTATGAATTACTGAACGAATAAACTAAAGTACAGAGATGATTACTCGTTCATAAGATGTAATAATGTTCGCCGAACAAGGCGAACATAAAAATCATTTCAATATAATATCAAGCGGAGCTTGTTTACTCCTTAAATCAACATCTTCCCCATTTAATATATTATCATAAACCTTCTGCAACTCTTCTGTCTCAGTACCCTTGTCCAAGAAGCGGAATGCGGATGCGGCAACATATTCCTGGGACAATTCGAAAGACATCCAATTTCTTTCTAACAACTCGGCAGTTTGTCCTGTAGTATTAGAACCACCAAATATATCAACCACTAAATCACCAGGCTCAGTTAACATTTTAATAAAGAACTCAGGAAGTTTGGATGGAAAGCGTGCTGGATGGCCTTTAACTCCAAGTCTCTTACAACTAGACAGATAGCCACCATTAGACTCCGAGTTAGGAATCTGTAATAAGTTTGGTGGAATAGCGCCTCCATTATCCTTGCCAAAGCTTTTACTAATATCGTGCCCCGATGGGCGCATCTTAGGTGAGTAATATTTATCAGGGTTCTCTATGAGTTTTTTCATTCTATCACTATAAGGAACCAGAACTTTAGTCACATCAGATTTTGGCCATTCAGTTTTACTGAACCACCATATTGTATTTACAGAGTCTTTTACTCTTAGCTTCCTTTTATTTACCCATTCAATAGGGCTAGGTAACTTAGACGAGTTAAACCAATAGAAATCTTCTGCAAGAAAGAATCCCACTTCATCTATCATCTTGATCAATACACGAAAGTTATAAACACTTCTTACAGGTACCCCTTTCATATAAGAACCACCAAAATCAACGACAAAGCTACCATCATCCTTAAGTTTTCTAAAAACAAGCTTTGCAAATTGTAGGAACCAATCAATATATTCGTGTTGATCGTGATTCCCATATTCCTTCTTTCTTTGTAAAGCAAAAGGAGGACTAGTCATGACTAAGTTTATGCTGTTATCAGGTAGTTCTGCTAACAAATCTAATGAGTCACCGATATAAATTGAACCAAATTTTGTGCTGTACGCAGGCTTTCTATCTAAAACAGTCATAAGTGCTACTCATAGTCTGTAGATCTATTGTCATCAAAGCATCATTGTCTCTCGAATGAAGCAAAAGATAAACCCCTCAATCACAAGACAAATTTTCGCTCATAACATCAAGAGGTTAAGGGAGGAACAAGGCTTGTCTCAGGAAGCACTAGCTGACTTGGCAGGACTGCACAGGACATACGTTGGTTCTGTAGAAAGGGAAGAACGCAACATCTCGATAGACAACATTGAACGTATTGCTCTTGCCTTGAATGTTTCTCCTGCCTCTCTATTGGAGAAGTCATAGCAATGATATTTAAAAACCATGAAGATCTTAATAATTTAATTCAACTCTGGCCTGCTATTGAAGAATATCAATCATTAGCAAACAAACATGGAATAAATGATATATTTCAAGATAATGGTGGGAAATTGCTTCAAGTCCTATTAACCCTCAGCCTAGAGGTATTACCAGGACGAGAAGGCAACGATGCGAAGGATTCGTCAGGCACTGAGTATGAACTAAAATCCGTAAACATTGAATTAACAAAGTCTTTTTCAACCCATCATCATATGAACCCAACTATTATTGCAAAATATAGACAGGTCCCCTGGGTTTTTGCAATCTATAGAAACATTACTATCCAGTCAATTCATTTACTAATGCCTGAGGATTTAGAGTATTATTATTCTCAATGGGAAGAACGATGGTATCAAAATGGAAAAGATATTAACAACCCAAAAATCCCAGTAGCCTATGTTCTGAAAAATGGGAAGCTTTTGTGGTCAATGTCTAATGATGTAAATAGTGTTTTGTACACCCCCGAAATTCCCCCACAAATCAATTTAGGTGGATTTGAAGCTGACCAATAATAGTTTTTGATAGCATTGCCTGCCATCGGCGCGCAATGCTATCCCCGCCTCGCCTGCCCGCTTCATGTGTCGCTTTTCATGCAGTTGCGTGATCCGGCGCGATCCGCGCCAAGGCTGACGCTGCGGGGGTAAGAATCGCACCGGATCATTATGCAAATTCATGCACTCAGTGCATGCATAGCCAATCTAAGGAGCCATGAGGTAAGTATTCTGCTGATAGCGCCCCTCCTCAATCACCCTGAAGCGGTGCCCAGACCAGTGCAAAATGTAGTAGTTCGCCTCTGCCGGTGTCATATGGATACCGAGCTGTGAGGCCGCATGGATGAAATCCACCGTTTTAATCCGACGACCTTTGTCGGTAAATTTCAGTGCTTCATGCAGTGCCGAAGCTAGGTTCATCTCTCTTTTCATGCTGCTACCTGCTATGGATTACTAAACTGTTGCGAGCTGCTTGATCACCGCCGCTTTTTCCGGGCTGAAACTGCTTTTCATCTCACCCGCCAATTCTGAAATCCATATCAGTGCTATCTCTTTATCTCTTGCCTGGCTCTCATAACAAACCCCAAGGCGGGCGATGAGCTCAATACGTTCCAAAATGACCACGTCTTCCACTGCTGGTAAATGCACCCTACTTTCCTCCGATGCTTACAATTAACTGTATGCATATACAGTATTAACTATTAATTCTCATTGCGCAACTGATTATTCGAAGCTTGCCCAATCCTTAACCGGCTCATACTGCATTGATATATCACCAAATTTGACTTTAGTACCACGCGCTAGCACTTCCAGTTCCCAGCGTTCGGCCTGGATACCCTGTTGCACCAATTCTGAGTTAATCCGAGGGATCCGAGCACGCTCATCAGGGGTTAAACGGGCAGATGGGGCCACCGTTCGCCCTCGATACGCGTTGTTGCTGCACTGTGTTCTGTTTATCTGTGGTGCATTAGCCCTAATTCGCGCCATAACAGACCGTGTAACGGTCGTATCATTCCAGTCAATTGGGGTTTCCGGTGGGTGCTCCAGCACCGCCACGGCCTCTACGGGCTCCTCATCCTGCTGATCTGTTGCCTCATTGCTGCCGCCCAACCCACAGTTATTGACAGGACTCCGAGGCGCGCCAGAGGCGCTTTTTAAGGTCAAGCCCTCAAGGTCAACAGCCTTGGCGACAATGCGCCATTGGGTGGTGCGAGTTTCATGAATGTGTGAGCTACCCAGGTGCGGAGCGAAAATGCCGATCACCTTCTGCACTTCTTCATCGTAGGCGTTGAGTTCATCTGCAATGCGGCGAGCAACACGCACGGTCTGTTCCTTGCGGGGAACGTTGGCCCCACCCTGCGCCAGGATGTAGGCGGCAAAATCTCCGGCATCGGCAGCAGCGCGAACAGCCTCAACACTAGCGTCAAAGTCATCTGCCAGGCTGATAGAGCGGATGCGGCGACATTCGCGGTAAGCGCCCATGGAAGGCAGGCCGATGGAGTGGAATTGAGGAATACGCCAGGTTGACGCCCAGGCGGTAACGGCGGCGGCGGTCTCGGTCAGCAGCTCACCGGTTTCATGGTCGCGCTCACCGTCCAGGGCATAACCATCGATATTTTTTGCGATGTACTTCGCAATATAGCCCGCCGCGCCGCCCTTATTCAGGTGCTTGCAGTCAAAACGATTCTTCGCTGCGCCGCGTTCGTCGCCATCTTCGGCCATGGCATAACGGCGCATGATATCGATCACCCGTTGGCGCTGTTCTTTGGTGGTGAACAGCATCATGTGCCAGTGCGGGGTTGCATCGTGA